GTGCTATTACTGCCACTGGTACATATGCCGCTTTCGCATCTCATAAAACCTCCGCCGGAGTTGTTTGGCCGATTGGTTTGTATATGCAGAGTGGCTCTGTTACTAAAGCCGCTGATTTAACTGCTGTTTCCGATGGTGTTTATGTCACTGTCGGAACTCTTGGAGTTACAAATGGTCGTGTCGCAAAATTTGCTGGCTCGGTAGCCGCTCCTGCTCATGCTGACGGTTATGGAGCAGTTGAAATTGATATTACTGCATCTGGAACTTTTTCCGGGCCGTATGCTACTGCTTCTTCAACTTGGTTGAATTTAGCATCTGGGTCAGTTCCTGGTGGAAATATTGTTACTCCGCGTAATGATGGAATTTATGTTCCGACTGGAGTTACCACATCAAGCGCAAAGATGATTATGGGTGCAAGAATGCATTATGTAGATGATGGTGGTAATCAACCTGCTGGATTATTCTTATTCTCTACCAATATCTTTTCGAATGTGTTGACCGCTATGTTTGATATCAATGCAATCGTTGATACCGGTGGTTCGGCAACCGCCGCTTCCGGAAACGACTATAAGATTCCGTTTATTAAAGAAGGAAGTACTGGTCAGATTTGGTATCTCAATCTTTATCATTCATAAATTGTATTGAATAAATAAAGGATAAGTGTTTAATTAAACACTTATCCTACCAATTTAAATTTTTATTAAAGGAGAAAATAATGATTTTAGATGTACTTGAAAGATTGGTTTTACTTTCTATCCTTCCTAAAGAGGGCGATTTTACAACATTGAAAATTGTCAGAAAATTGAGAGAAGACCTTTCTTTTACAGAGGAAGAACACGCTGTCTTAAAATTTGAAGATGTTGAGAACGGCGGAGGGGTTAAATGGAATTATACCGCTGAAGATTCTAAAGAAATTCAAATAGGAGAAAAGGCAAGCGATGTTATTTCTAAAGTTTTGGAAAAGTTAAGTTCCGATAAAAAACTAGGAGAGCATCATCTTTCTCTTTATGAAAAATTTGTAGACAAATAAATAGATATCAGACAATATATTTTAAATATATTGTCTGATATAAATAAAATGGAGGTGGTGACTAAATTATGGAAAAACCACTAATTGAAGAAAATTTAGAAAATGCTTTACATGAGCAAATCGCCCATGAAATTACGAATAGTCATATTTATTTGTATATTTGTGGTTATTTACGTAATAAAGGATTCGACAATCTTGCCAAGCTATTTATGAATCAATACGAAGAGGAACAATCTCACGCCAAAATTATCTTTGATTTATTAACAGATTTGAATACAAATTTCAGTTCTCTTCCAATTGAATCTGGGGATTTTCAAATTAACTCAATCGTAGACGTAGCTAAACTATATCTAGAAAGAGAAATATTGACAACAGAAAGTTTGAAAGAAATTAGAGACTTGGCAATGGACGAGGGAAATGTAATTGTCGAAGAAAGAATGAGAGAAATGATTAAGCTTCAGCAAAATGAAATGGAAGAGAGCACGACCTTCATGGATAAAGCTGAAATATGTGGTTCTAACTGGATGAATGTTTTAATATGGGATGGAACCCTAAAGGGGTAACACCATGTATATACAAAATATAGATATCATAAAATCAAAAAAATTAGAATGTAATAAAATTATTTCCGATTATTTGGTGTCTCGGAGCATTCCTTTATTGAGTAGACAGGGGGAAATTTATATATTTAGTTTTACTGATATAGTAGAGGAATTAATACAGAATATTCCGAAGAAATTGAAGAAGGAGGGTTATAAAATCATATGACAAAATTAAAGTTTGCAGTAGAAGATTATGAAATTGAAGAAAATCCCTCTTCTCAATTCGCATTGTTGAATATGAAAATTGTTTCCAGTGGAATGAATGCCCATAAACTCCCTATAACAGTTGAGGCAGTAAAAAAATCTGCCTCCAGTTTATTTGGAAAGCCTGTTCTCGCTAATTATTTAGAAGATGAAGAAAAGTTGGGCGGTCATGATAAAACGGAAATACCCATAGGAACATTCCTAGATACAAATGTTGAAATAACTGAAGAAGATGGAAGAACATGGTTAAGTTCAAAAGCGTGGATATGGAAGCGTTATTTTCCTCATATAATGGATGTATTCAAGAAAGACGGGGGGAAAACAAATATATCCATGGAGATGGAAGTAACGGATAGTGGGTTTGAACTAGATGGATTTGAATGGATTAAGTCATTTGATTTTTTGGGTGTAACGGCAATTGGAATATCTCCGGCCATTTTTGGAAGCGGAGCAACCGTACTTCAATTTTCCAAACTAAAAGATTTAGCCCAACGAGAATTTTCAAACAAATATGAAGATATTGATTTTACCGTTCCCGAAAAGATAAAGGAATGGTGCAACAAAGGTTTGTCTTACTCCAAAAAAGGAGGTGGTCATTCTGTCTCTTTAGCTGTCGCAAGACATCTAATTAATAATAATGTTGCTTCTCCTCAAAAAATTTTACAAATGAAAAAGTTTTTTGATAGAAATAAGGATTTTCAATTTGAGGAATCTGAAAGTCCAGATATCAAACAAATTTCATATATGCTCTATGGGGGAAATCTAGGAAATAAATGGTCGAATGATGTTTGGATGTCAATGAAAGAAATCGATGATAAAAAATGCTCATTCTTTTCAGATGAGTTTTTTAATTTAAATAAGGAGGAAGAAGAAGGTATGAAGAAAACTATAGATTCTGCCGCCCCTCCACTAAAAGAAGACGAAGAGAAAGAGGAAATGTCTGCTGAAAGTGGTGAAGAAAAAGAAGAACCAAAGCAAGAAGAAAAAATGTCAGAACAAAAACCAGATGAAGTTGAAACGCCCGAAGAAGATAAGAAAGAAAGCAAAGAAGATGAGAAAAAAGAAGAAATGAGCTTAAATGCATATGCCGATGTTGCGGCATTTCTTTCATATTTAGAAAGCGAAACAGAAGAACATGAAACAATGTCTCAGATGTTTTCATCCAAGGAAGTTTCTCCTGAGAAAATGTATTCTGCTTTTGCTTCATTGGCTAAGAAGTTCTGTAATCAGAAAATGGAAATGGAATCTTTAAAGAAATTTAAAGCCGAAGTTGAAGAAAAAGAATTTGCTGAAAAAGTTAAAGCATCCATTAATCAGGTATATTCAGTCTTAACAAAAGAAGAACTGGAATCTCAGGTTGAAGAGTCAAAGAAATTTACTTTGGCTACTTTCTCTGAATGGGACAAAACTTTGAAAGCGTTTGCTTTTGACAGTTCTAAAAATAAGAAGACGGAAAAGAAACAAGAAGAACATATTCATGTTCCTTTTGAGAATCTTATGAAAAAATCAACCACAGAAAAATATCTGTGGAAATAATTGGAGGATATAGAAAATGACACATGCAGTTTTAGTTTTTCGCGATGGTGCAAGCAAGGATATTCGTTCACTTAATAAGTATGCAGTTGCCCCAGTAGATTCAATTGATAATGGCTGGCTGGTTTCTGCTGAGGCTCACTCTGCTACGGCTGGAGAAACAGAAGTTTGGACTGCGGTAAAACCCGCTACAGCCACTCTTGCAAAAATGTGGATGGCATACACCCCCGAAATTAACGTTACCGTTGATGGAACAAAACAATTTCGTGGAATCAATGTAGACCCGCTAGACTTCACAAATCTTGCTCTTAGACCCTTTGGTATTTTCAAACCCCAGGTAGAGGATATTATTCGCCTTACCGCTGATGGCTTTACTACTGGTTCTGGTGCGGCTTCTGCTTTTGGTGTTGCCGTGAACGCAGATTACAAATTGAATTGGTCAGCAACCGCTATTTCTGGATTGACCTTTGCCTATATCGGTACAGATTACATTTCTCTACCTTCTGGCGCAATCAACACTCAAAGAGTTATCGCCTATACAATGCGTTGCGTTGCAGTTGCCTAGTTTAAATAAAAATAATTGGAGGAAATAATAATATGATTCGTTTACCTAATAACGTCCTCGCTTTCAGCGGTGGAAAAACAACTGTGTATGAACAGTTTGTTGATTACTACAATCATGCCCAATCCGCAAACGGTGCAAAGGGGCGCACCTATAGTTTCCAGGATAAGAAAGAAGATGGAACTCTAATTTCATTTTCTGAAAAAGAAAATGCCATGAATGAGGCTCTAAAATTTGAAATCATGCGCGTTGCTGGTCTTACCAGCCTTGATGGTTTCCCTCTTGAGACCTGGCAGTCACATCCTACGTTGAAGTGGGCTACCTTCGCTATCGTCTCGGCTATGATTGACATGATTCTTCCCGATGCCCTGCTTCAGAGCACAGGTATTTATGCTGATGTTCGTGGTATTGGCTTTGGGGATTCTGCTTCATTCGAAGTTAAGCCCCGTGACCTTTTTGTTGTTTCTAAGGGTGGCCTGACCAAGAGAACAGCAGAAATTCAGAAGCAGTTTAACGGCCAAGTTACAATTCTCCCCGAAATGAGACAGTTGAGCGTTGAAGTTTCGTTGTATAAAGTTCTCGCTGGTAAAGAAAGTCTTTCTGATTTTGTTGCGAAGGCAGTTAAGTCAATGGAAGTTGCTGTTGCCACCGATGTTTATACTACGTTCAATACCGCTATGGGCGTTCTTGACAATGCTGGCGATGACCTTCTTCGTGTTGCTGGCTATACTCAGGCTGATTTGATTGGTTTAGGTCAAAAGGTTACTGCTTGGAATGGCGGAAGTAAAGCGGTTATTATCGGTACTCAGCTTGCTCTTCAGAACATTCTTCCGAGTGATGCTAACTATCGCTATACTTTGGAAAGTGACTATGTTAAACTTGGGTACATCCAGAACGTATTTGGTTTTGATGTGATGCTGTTACCCCAAGTTGCTGATTATAGCACTCCATTTAAGACTCTTTTGGATGACACTCGCATTTATATTGTGTCTCCTTCAGTCAACAAATTGGTGAAAGTTGTTCTTGAAGGTTCGACTCTCAGTAATGTTGATGCCCCGTATGCTAACGCCAATCTTAGCCAGAGTGCTACGTTGTGGAAATCTTGGGGAACTGGGATTGCAACAAACGCCGTCGCCGCTTTGATTGACATGTAAAAATATTTTATGTAGAGGGTGGTATTTAATCACCCTCTACATAAAAAAAAAGGATAAAATAAAGAAGTGAAAACAAAAAGCAAAACCACCGACAATTCTTCAAAAGAAATACAAGAATTGAAAGAAAAAATAGCAGAATTGGAAAAACAAAAAGTTTTAGAGCCAATTTTGTCAGATGAAAGAATTCCCGTAATGAGCTTATGTATGAATAAATTAAATCTAAGCGTAGAGCCAAATGGCAAGGGAAGAAATCATTCCTTTAGCGAATTTGGACAAGTTAAAAGAATTCCGTATGGCGACCTTGCCAATATTATCAATAGTCAAGAAAGATTTATGGCATCTGGGCTTTTTTATATTATGGATTCTCGCGTTTTAGAAAAGCATAATCTTCAAGAATTATACGAGCGAATTCTTTCAAAGGAGATGTTGGAGAAAGTATTTTCTCTTTCCAAAGAGGCGGTTACATTATATCAAAAGGCTAATCATTCACAAAGAGAACTTGTTCACCGATTCCTTCTTGATAAAATGATTAAGGAAGAACTTCTAGATTTAAATGTGGTCTCAGAGATTTCTAAAATTTCTGGAATTGACCTATTATCCCAAGGCAGAGATGCTAAAGAAAGATTACGTGAACAAAAATAAATATTAATAGGAGGTGTTCAAAATATGGCTACATCTTATCAAGACATCTTTGACATCTTCCTTTTACAAATCGAAGATTACAGATTAGTTGAGTTATATAAAAATAGTCCTGCAAATCTCACAACGTATTTAACTGGATTTTTAATTCTAGCGATACCCGAATTCATAAAATGCGACCAAGACTTGACCGATAGAAATGATACTACATATTTATTTAATTTTACTGTATCTGATATAAATAAAAAAATACTTTCAAAATTAATGGTCAAGGAATGGTTGGGTAAAGAAATAAAAGATATTCTTCAAATGAGATGGAATATAACCGATACGGATTTCAAACATTATTCAGAAGCCCAGAATACAAAGAGCAAACAGGACTTGTTTATCGCTTTACAAGAAGAATGCTCTCAATTGTTAATGGATTATTATAATCAAACTAATGATTGGAGTTCTTGGATAAACAGTGGAATTTTTTATGTCCCATAGGAGGAATCGATAAATGACTTATAGATTTTTAGATTCCTCTTTAACAATTAAAAAATCACCAAAGGAAACATTTACCTCAGATTTTCAGAATGCCCTATCTAAAGATTTTAAAACATCTTCGGACTGGTTTACTATCGAAAGGGAAATGCCCTATGGTTCTGGAATATATGAAGATATTGATGTTAGAATAAACAGAACGTTTGAAGGGAAAATAGCCGTTGCTTCCTCCGATGATTATAAGAAACTTCTTTTCGAAAGTCCAGACGACAATCCATCTCTGGGTTCATTGTTTCAATTCGATAGCAACTATTGGATTGTTCACAACATTGAAGCCATAAAGAGTTTGGCGACAACCTGCGTGGTAAGAAGATGTAATAATATCTTAAGATGGAAAGATTTTGATACTGGGGTTATTTATAATCAGCCCTGCGTTGTCGACTATCTTATTAAAGAAACGAGGGATTATAGCACAGGTGGTTCGGCATTAGTTCAGCCATCTGGATTCCTAGAAGTTCTTTGTCAATTCAATTCGAATAGTAATAAAATAAGACCAAATAGGAGATTCCTATTTGGAAATCTATATAATTGGAACGCCTTTAAGATAATGGGTGGTGGGATAAATAACTATAATAATCTTTTTACCAGCAATATGATGAGTACTGGAATTTTAAGATTATCGATGTTGGCAAATCAGGTTAGTGATGATACGGATGATTTAACGAACGGCATAGCCGATTCATCCGAATACATATATACTGTATCTCTCAATAAAAATACGCTTTCTTTGACTTCGGGAAGTTCGTATAACTTACTCGCAACAGTTGAATTGAATGGGCAAGTTGTTTCGAAAAATATAAATTGGTCAACAAGTAATTCTTTGGCGGTAACGGTTTCTAATGGAATTTTAACACCAATTTCGGTTGGAACTTCTATTATAAAGGCAGAATTATCAGATAACCCATTGGTTTACGATGATTGCCATGTAACAGTTACTTCAGTTGGAACCAACAATTATGTTGTTGTTTTATCTCCCAATAGGGACTATTTATATCAGGATGAAGAACAAACATTTACTACAACACTTTATTTGAATGGTTCTGCCCAAGGTTCAACTTTTACCTACAGTGTAAATAACAATGGTGTTCCGGCAGGAAAGTTCGACTATAGTGTTTTATCTGGAAATACATTTAAAATTAAAAATCTAGAAAGACATGATGGAAACCCAATATATGTGATAGCCACATCTGGTGCTACAAGTCTTCAAATACCGATACGACTTAGAGGTGCATGGTGAGTACATTACAACAATTTGACAGAACAGCATATTCAAAAGCAACCGGATTTAAGGAATTTTCTTATAATTGCATTTTGCACATGATGGAAAACAATGATGAAATCTGGAAACTTTTATATTACAATCAAAGTGATGCTTGGAATCGTACCGCACTTTCTCTCACAGAGAAAAGGTCTCTTATCTATGCCGGAGAGCCGGACGAAACATTGTTTAGGGTTTTTTCTTCGGATAAGCAACCTAACGCGTGGGTAAGTGAAGCCTGTATATTGAGAATTTTCCCATATCAAATAGTACCGGAAAATAGAACCATAAATACGACTACGATGTGTTTTGATGTTTATACCCATTATAGAATAAACACTCTTTCTAATTACTACACTAGAAACGATACTCTAGTTGAAGAAATAATCAACCTTTTCAATGGCGCAAACATAGGGGGATTGGGAAGATTATTCTTTGATGCGGGAGCGAGTAGGGCAGATTCTTCTCGTGAAATTGGGCAAAGTCCATTTGGGGGGAAAAGAGTTGCTATGTCCACCAAGCAAAATTAAATATTATGGAAAACTTTCACATTAATAGTTTTATTTTTGATGAACCTTATGAGTATTCTGGACTTAAGTTTCATCCTGTAAGACTCAGAGACTATTTATTGTTCATCAACGCGATAGATTGTTTGTTGATAGACAAAAATAGCATACCAGATGCTAAAATTATTTCAATGAGTTATATGGAATATCTACTACTGAGTTCAAATGAAGAAAATGGTAATATTGAAAAACTATTTGCTCTTCTCTCCATTTGTTTGAAAATAGATTTCAAAGAGATTAAGATAATAGAGAATGAAAATAAAAAGTTGATACTTTATCTATCTGGTGTAGAAATAAATTCTGATGGCTTTGAAAATATAAAAAGAATCATATTGGAACAAAATTCTGTTGACGTACCTGACTACAGCATACAAAAAGAAATAAGAGACAGAATAGAAGAAGGTAAAAGAATGAGTTCTAGGGGCGGAGCAAAAATGGCATCATTTGAAGACCAAATTGTTTCTTTGTCTGTAGCAAGCGGGATTCCAATGGAACAAATCTATGATATGACATGTAGGAAATTCTTGAAATCCATTTCAAGAATGGATTTATTAATTCACTATAAGATATATTTACAAAGCTCTTTATCAGGCATGATTACATTCAAAGATACCAATTTTATAAAACATTGGTTGACGCAAGCAAAAGACGATAAAGATGATAATGGTCTTTTGGAATTGGATGCTGTGAAAGATAAGATGAACTTCAAAGATAAAAAATAAAACGGAGGAAAAATATGACAAAGAAATTTTTAGTTTCTACTGCTGATGTGTACGGTTATGATAATTCAAGTAACCTTATTGTTAGCGGTAAGACTCTCCTCGACTCTTCAATCGAAACAACTTTGGCAAATAAAGATGTTAGAGCGGGTCGTGGAAATCAGTTGCAATATGTGTACTATCATACAACTGAAATGAATGTTAAGATTAATGATGCTCAATGGAACCTCGACTTTATTGCTCAGAATGTTGGAGCGAGCAAGGTAACGGGAGCAAATATCTATAAAGAAGAAACAATCGTACTTGATGCCGGAAAAGGCGGAAGTGTTACTGACACTCCTCTTGCCGTTTCTGGAACAACCGTTTATGGATGGGTTACATTAGCCAGCGGCGTAGTTGAAAGAGTTACTTTTGCCACCAAGGCTTTTACCACAACTGGTGGAGTATTGGGGGAATCGGTTTGTGTTAGATACTATAAGCTTGATACTGCCGCAAGTTCAGTTACCATTCCAGCGAATGTTATTCCTGGAATTATAAGATTGGTTCTTGTTGCTCAACTTGCTTCAAGTGATTCCTCAACTAATATTATCGGGGAAGTTCAAATTGAAATTCCAAAAGCAACTCTAAGTGGCGCTTTTACAATTGCTTTGACTCCTGATGGAGTTGCATCCACTCCTCTTACTGCTAGAGCTTTGGCTTCCACCGATTCGATTGTTGGATGTTCTTCATCTCCAACCTACGCCACAATTAAAGAAGTTCTTTATTTGGCTAATTGGTATGATAGCGTTATTGCATTATCAATTGTTGGAGGAGATTTTACATTGGCAAATGGTTTAACTCGTCAGCTTGTAGTGTACGCTATTCCTACTTCGGGCGCGGCTTTTGTACCCCCCGTGACAGGACTCACATTTGCGTCATCTGTTGTGGGAGATGCCACAGTTAGTGCCAGCGGACTTGTTACTTGGATTAGCGATGGTGAAACCACCATCAAAGCATCCATAACAGCCAAATCTGCCATTGATGCAAATATTGTTGTTACTTGCTCTGCGTAATTAATATTACACCCAATATCTAAAAAGATATTGGGTGTAAGACAAAACAAGGGATTTATTATGAAAATAAAAAAACTATTAAAAATAATTTTAGTTGCCCCATCATATTTGATTGTATCTTATAATGGAAATAATAGAACTGTGTACTGTGATTCGAGCAGTTATAGTACTGGAGATATGTATGAATTGGAAGAAGATTCTGCTATTGAGCCCAAACCCATTTCCATTAAAAAAGAAAAATTCAAATCTATAAATGATGGAGAACAAAAAAAAGAGGTATAGATATGATTTTTATACCGACAGGGTTTGTAATCATATTTGGAAGCTTGGCTGTATTAAGAGAAATGAGGGCGGTTTTCTTTTTTCATAACTACAAGAGTTTTGGAGAGTTATTTGCCTATCTCTGGACACTGATTATATATTTGTTTATATTCAACCCACCCGAAGGATTTATGGGGCAACCATTTATAAGAATTGGGATTTTTCTTATGTTCTTGGATAAATCAATAATTTTTATTTCAGAGATATATCCTTTATTAATAAAAAATATAAAAAAAACTTTAATGTAGGAGAGGGTTGATGGAAGATATATTATCAAAATTAGCTATAATCGGCGGAATACTCTCTCCCTTTTTAAGTGTTTTAGGAATTGCAATTTCAAGAATAATAGATGCGAGAGAAAAGAAAAAAAAACTAGACAATGAAACAAAGATGACAGATTCCGCGATAGAAGAACAAGAAGCCAGAATGAGAAAACTTTCTATTGAAACAAGTTCTGCTCAATTGGAGCACGTTAACAAAATTGTTGAAGATTTGAGGTCAGAAGTAGAGCAATATAAAAACAGAACTATAGACTTAGAATCCAGGTTGGAGAAATCTAATCTTAGAATATCCGAACTTGAATGTAATTTGAGTAATTCTGATACGCGAATAGGAGAATTGCAGGTAAGACTTATTCAATCTAACAATAGAAATTCTATTTTGGCCGACGAGAACGATGAACTAAAAAAGCAAATGGAGTTCCAAAAGAAAGAGAATATTACCCTAAGAAAGAAGGTAGAGTTTCAACAAGTAGAAATAGACGAATTGAAGAAGAAAATTTACAAACTATCAGTGGGACTTCTATTTTGATAGGTTAAAACGATGAACTTAAAAAGAAGAGAATATTACCCTAAAAAGCGGGTAAAGCTTCAACAAGTAGAAATAGATGGACTAAAGCAAAAAATAAGTATTTTAGAGCAAAAAAGGCATAAAATACCAAATACATGAATGAAATGGGTATTTCATTCATGTTTCTATACCAAATAATGATATATACTATATATATAAATAATTAATTAAAAATGGAGAAAAAATGGATAAAAAAATTTTATTATTTCAGGTCGGAGAACCAGAATGTGAAACTGTGACTTTTCAAAAACAAGATATTAAAGTAAAGAAGCATCTTTCTATGGATGATATCGTCAAATTGGTTTTATTGTATGTACAAGAATACTTCGATGTCTCAGAAACAAATCAGCAAATTGTTTTTGCAGAATACTTTTTTAAATCAAATATTTTTGAACTTGTCACAGATTACACTATTCAGACAGAACAATTTAACGAAATTATGTCTTCCAATCTTTTGAACGAAGTCATGTCTAAGGTGGATAACGTAAATGAAGCTAGAGAAATTATCTTAAAAACAATTCAAAAGATGGAAAAAGAGAATTCATTCGATGCAAAACTCGGAAGTCTTGTAGATAAGGCTACTGAAATACTCAATAAACTATCCGAAGTTGATTTTGACAAGGACGTTCTTGAATCTTTAACCAATACTCTAAAAGACGCTAAGAAACTTGTCGATAAAGAAGAAGCCAAGATTTACGGAGAAGAAGGATAATCTTTTTATAATGAGCAATCTCAAAGGAAAGTTTAGAAAAAGCTTAGATGGAAGATGTCCCGATTGTGAAGAGAAAAAACTTCAACTCCGAGAAAAAGAAGGAGTCGTTTATGTTGTGTGTACTGTTTGTGGATATGAAGAACCAGATATCGCAAATAATAAACACAACGTAGATGAGATGAGGAGGGTAAAAAATGCCGATAAAGTACGCGACGACAACAGGAGAACTTCAAGCCCAAATCTCAAGAAAAATGAACAAGGTATTAAACCAAGTTGGAAAAGACCTTTTGCAAAGACTTGAAAAAAGAATCCAGAAAGATGTTTATGACGTTGAGAAAACTCCAAATACCGTGTATGAAAGAAGAAATGAATTTATAAAAGCTTGGAAAAAGAGCATAGCAAAAAACATTAATTCTAAAACTTCTCAAATAACTATAAGTTATGACCCATCTAAAATAGATATTGACCATCATAAATCTATCGTAAAAGGAAAAACTCCTTTTAAAGTAGAATTATTTGATAAAATGTTGAATGTAGATGGATATACGAGTTCTCTTATGACTCCCAGTGGTAAAAGACATGTTTCTAAACTTAGAAGACTTTATTGGAATAGATTTATTAATAATGATGTCAAGAGAGGGAGTCTGAAAAGACTTATTGTACAAAGAGCCAAAGAAGAAGGAATGAATGTGTTGTGATAAGTATAGGGTTGTTTAATGGGTAAATGAACAACCTTATATTTATATTTTAATTATATAAAAAAGGAGAAATATATCTAAATGAAAGAATATACGATAATTATAAATAATTATGTTTTGGGAGAATATAGTAAATATTATTTTAGTAAGTATCCTAAGAGGAGAGTTTTGCCGATAAAGAAACCCATTCCTCCATCGTTTAACTACTTTACGTCCATAAAAAGAATTGTTCAAAACGCATTAAAACAAAATTATAAAGAGTTTTCAATTTGGCTGGCAAGCTATTATAATGTTGCTAATCTCAATTTAGATAAAGCAGAATTTACATATACATTTTATTTTCCAGACCATCGGAGAAGAGATGTTGATAACTTACTGCTTACGCCAAAGTTTATAAATGATGGACTAGTGGAAGCGGGGGTTTTAGTTGATGATAACGGAGAAAATTTGAGATTGATGTTCAATCCCTTTCAGTATGATAAATTAAATCCGAGAGTTGAATTTATTATTAGGGATATGAGAGTGTGATATGAGAGAAAAAATTAGTGGAATATATTGTATTGAGAATCTAATTAATGGTAAAAAATATGTCGGTAGAGCAAAAGACATATATCAAAGATGGAGAGGACACCGAAGTGATTTAAACAAGAAAATACATAAAAATCATTATCTCCAAAATTCTTGGAATAAGAACGGAGAGGATAGTTTCAAGTTTTATATATTGGAAAAATGTATGAACGAAGAATGCAAAGAAAAAGAAATATATTATATAGAAAAATTGGAATCATTATCTTTAAAAAACGGATACAACTTAACAAGAGGCGGAGACGGACTAAGTGGTGCGACAGAGGAAACAAGAAAGAAACTATCTGTTTTTAGAACAGGAATGAAATATAGTGATGAAGTGAAAGCAAATATATCAAAAGCAGGAATGGGAAGAATTGTTTCTGAAGAAACCAGAAAGAAAAAATCGATTTCGATGACTGGTAAATTTCATTCAATTGAAACTATTTTAAAAATATCCAATTCTAAAATCGGACATGTAGTAACAGATGATACTAGGCAAAAAATATCGGAATCCAATAAGAATAAACCTAGAAATTTCTCCAAAGAGTATATGATTAGGCTAAAAGAAAATTTTATGGGAGCAAATAATCCTAACTACGGTAAACCTATGAGACAGGAAACAAAAGATAAAATGATTGCAACCAAGTTAAAAAACAGGAAACCTAAGCCGCCGAAAAAAACGAAAAAAGAATTAAGAGACGCCAGGAATTTTACAAGTTCCTTTTGGGGTGTTTCTTATAGAAAAGATAAGAAAAAATGGAGGTCTTATTTATTTTTAAATAAGACGCAAATAAACTTAGGGGTTTTTAAAAAAGAAATAGATGCCGCAATCGCATACGATGAATATATAGTTTTCAATCAAATCAATAAGGAATTAAACTTTCCAGAAAGGAGCATGAGATGACAAGACAGACATACCGAAAAGTAATAGTGACACAAGAACTCCTTGAAAAAATAAATCCAATTAACAAGAAGTTGGTTGACCGATTCCTAAAAGAGAAGGCTACAAGAACAAGCCCAAACACGATAAAAAACTATCGTTCTTGTGCTAATATTTTCTTTGTTTGGAATCTTATACATAATGACAATAAATCATTTGTGGAAATTAGGAAGTTGGAATTTTCCGATTTTTTTTCTTACACGGTTGAAGAACTTAAATGGGGTTCAGCCAGAAATAATGGAGCGAGAAGTTTCCTATCTTCGATGTCGGCTTTCATTGAAAAATTTCTGGATAGTGAATATCCCAATTTCAAAAATATTGTTTTAAAAACAATAGAAAGTGTTCCAAGAGAAGCAAGAAGAGAAAAAACTATATTAACTGATGAACAGGTAGAAAACTTATTGAAATATCTATCTGAAAAAGATTCTCAAAAAGCATTATGGGTTGCGTTGGCAGTTTACTCTGGTTCTCGTTTTGCAGAACTTCTTAGATTTACAACGGAAAATATAGATATAAATAATTTAGCATTCGGAGACCTTTTCTTGGAAACCAAAGTTAAAATAAAAACAAAGGGACGCGGAAGAGAAGGAAAAATGTTATTTAAGTATATTCTTCGTGAAAAATTCCTTCCCTACTATGAGGCATGGTTAGCTGAACGCGAAAAGATAATGGTAAAAAATAATAAAAGTCATACCCAGATATTTATCAAAGAAAGCGATGGGGAACCCGCTTCAGAGGCAACAGTTCGTTCTTGGGTTAAGACAATTGAAACCTATTTGGGTATTTCATTTTATCCGCACTGTCTGCGGCATTTCTTGGTTACAGAGTTGGCTAAGAAAAAAATTCCCACAATACTTATTAAGGATTTATTCGGCTGGTCTAGTTTAGAAATGGTTAATATTTACGACGACTCGACAAGCAAGGATAAGGTCTGGTCGGAACTTGAAAACTTAAGATAAATACAATTAACATAATAAATAACACATATAAAACATCAAATCATACAATTGATTTAGAAAGGAGGTATTCCTTATGGCAAATAGTGAGGAGTTTATGGTTGCTGTAAAAGCAGTAATCAATAAAGTTGATAATTCAATTCTTAAAAATAGAACAGAAACAATTAAACTAAAATTTTTAATAAATGAAGATGCTATAAAAGAAGCCCAGAAAAGAATAGTAATAGCGGAAGCAAATTTAAATAAAATAAAACAAATGGGTGCTTTGGGTGTTATGTCTGGACGAACGCCTTTCGGGAGCGGAGATAAGGCACTAAAGGAATTAAATGCGGCAACCAATCAATATAATAGAGCAATGGTTCAAAAAGCGAAATTGACCGCTCAAGACATAGACAATACCAACAAACAAACAAATGTCCACAAAACATTTGCTAGTGGTCTGCAAAGTTCTATCACCAGAATTGCTCAATATGCAATTGCTTCCGGTGTTCTGTATTCTGCTTTAGCTGAATTGAGAAAACAAATTCAATTTATTATTGATTTAAATAAAGAGATGACCAACATTCAAATTGTTGGTGGATATTCAAAAGAGCAAGTTCAACAAATGGCTAAGGGATATAATGAACTCGGCAGAGAAATGGGTGTTAGTACGTTAGCTATCGCTCGCGGAAGTTTAGAGTTTATTCGGCAGGGAAAGACCGCTGAAGAAACAGCAATATTAATCAAGAACTCAACAATGATGAGTAAGCTTGGTAATATGGAAGCCGCTCAATCTTCAGAAGCTTTAACAGCTATTATGAACGGTTATAATATGACTGTCGAAGAAACCGGAGATGTTGTGTCAAAGCTGGTTACGCTCGACAATAATTTTGCGAGTAGTGTAGAAGAGATATCTACGGCTATGAGATATGCTTCTTCATCTTCGAAGCAAGTAGGAATCGATTTCGACCACCTTGCGGCGTACATTACGGTAATCTCGGCAAAAACTCGGCTCCCGGCTGAGTCTATAGGACAATCCTTCCCCCTTCAATAAAGGGCAGAGGCAATTGGGAATAAAACATAATCCCAATATGAAAATTTTCTTTAATGATTTTATTTCTTATCCCATGAGAAATAAATGTTCCGAAGAGCCTGTGGTGGGCAAACGGAGTAGAAGGTATGTGATTATAAAACATAAAAAGGAGAAATAAGATTGAAGAAATTCAATAGAAAATGCAAAGAATGTAATAAAAGTTTTATAGCAATGAATGTTCAAAAAGTTTTTTGTTCAAATGCTTGTAGGGTCAGGAATTCAAAGAAAAACAACCTGAAAGACCATAATCATATTTGCGAACAATGCGGAATTTCTTTTGTTAATCAAATTAAAAAAACTAGATTTTGCTCCCATATCTGTACAGGAGTTTACAAAAACAGTAAGGGAACTGGGAAATATTTTAACTGTAAGGAATGCAATAAAAAATTCAAACAGAAACATGGTAGACATTTTTTCTGTTCTAATAGATGCAAATCCTTATTTGGGATAAAAAACACGGAAAAAGTTACTGTCGCTTGTTCGAATTGCGGTTGCGATATAATAAGAGACATATATGATGCAAGAAAAGATAAGAACTTTTTCTGCACTCGAAAATGCGAATCAACATTCAGGGAAAATAAATCTAATCAACTTAGAATCTGTGAATTTTGTAAAAAAGAATTTAAATGTAAAAAACATGACAAACTTAGATTCTGTTCGATGAGTTGTCAATCTGAATGGCAAAAATTAACTGGCTTTGGTAAAAACCATCCTTCATATAAACACGAAATAACGGATAAAATTAGAATCAAGAAATGTGAATGTTGTGGGAAGGATATGATTGGAACACCAAGAAGATTTGAAACAAATAGATATTGCTCATATTCTTGTAAAACAAAGTCTAATCCGAGAACAATGAGTTTTCCACACTTAGAAGTCATAAGAATATTAAAAGAACTCAACGTAAAACAGGAATCGGAAGTAGAGTTAGAAAGATATTCGATTGATTGTCAAATAACCAACTCCAATTTGATGATAGAAGTTATGGGGGGTTTTTGGCATTGCGATAATAGATTATATGATTCTCCAGTGAGTGATATACAAACAAAGTCAATTAAAAGAGATGCGAAAAAGAAAGAAAGAATATTATCAAATGGATTTATTCCAATATACATTTGGGAGAAAGATATAGTTGAAAACTACGATGTTTGTAAGAAACTAATATCTTATTTTATTGAGAGAAATGGGAAGCTCAATAATTATAATTCAATGAATTATGAATTGATAAATGGAAAATTAAAATTAAGAAATAAAATTTTAGTTCCATTTTTTGAAAAACAAAAATAATCACACACCACTATTAACGACTGAACAAGAAAATTCCATTGTTAAATGGAAATGCAACAGTCTGAACTGCGACTATAAAACCAATGAACGAGAAATCGCAGAGAATAGGTCAAGTGTTAAGACACTTTAAAGAAGCACCTATTCCGCTACTTAAAATAAAAAGTAGTCATAAAAGTAACAGAATGAAAAACTATAGAAATGAGAATGGTTGCCATCAAAAATATGAAGGCTTTCGATGAAGAGGGTGAAGCAATTAACAAAGTTGAAGCATCTTTGCAAGGTGTCGGAATATCACTAAGAGATTCCAATGGCGGCTTTAGAGATATGCAAGATGTTATTGGAGAAGTAACGAAAAATTGGAGTTCTTTCAGTAGAGAAAATCAAATTTTTATCGCGCAACAATTGGGAGGAGTAAGGCAAGCCGACAAGGTACTCGCGTTACTGGGTTCCCAACTTGAAATTGAAAAAGCATTAAGAGTAGAAAAAGAATCCGCCGGACTCGCAGAAGAACGATATAAAATATACCTAGAAAGTATTGAAGCGGCACAAGGAAGATTTGTGGCAACATGGGAAGAACTTGCTCAAAGCGGAGCTACTTCTGATATAGTCATCGGGTTTTATGATTTATTGACAACAATTTTAGAAGTGGTAAATGCCATTGGAGGATTGAAAGCAGTTCTTATTTTAGCTACAACTGCTTTTGTTGTTTTTAATTCTGCTACAATAGGCTCTGGAATTGCTGGATTTCTTTCTCTTGTTCAAACTATAGCTACAATATATATTCCTGTTTTGATATCAGAATTGAATGGTGCAACAATAAGTCAATGGTTATTAAATGCGGCAATGGCGGCCAATCCAGCCACAATAGTCGTTAGCGCATTGGCTTTACTTGCTGGAACGCTTGCTATAGTCGCAATCAATAGTGAATCAGCAAGCGAAAAAATGGAAAGATTAAATGCCGTTATTTCAGACTACACAAAAGAATTAGATGATTTAAATTCGAAAAAGAAATCGATTGAAGACCTGAAAAAAGAATATGATGACTTAAATAAAATAACGGGAAAAACAACTCAACAAACAGAAGATTTTACAAAAGTTCAAAATGACTTAAAGGCTCTTGTTCCGTCAATATCAGGAGATTTTGACGATTATGGAAATTTTCTCTTTACTGCCAAAACCAATATGGAGAATTTGACTTCAGCAACACAAAGTCAGATTGACGCATTGAAAGCATTGGACGCAGAAAAGGCTAAGGGGGCGGCAACAGATTTAGCGAAGTCTCTTTTGGAGCAACAGATAGAATCTACAAAGCCTCAAGGAGCATTGAAGGGACAAGAAGAATTGAATATTCCTGCTTGGTTAAAACCAAGCACTCCAATTGGAGGAATGGAAAAAGAAAAAGAAGCATTAAGAAACGAAATGAACTTGGAATTGGCACAAGCTAACGCTGATTGGGTAAATCAATTAGAATCAATGAAGACTACGTTTAGCAATTGGGGAAAAATTGGTGCGAAAGAGGCGCAATTAAACTTCATTAAAGAATTAAATATGTCTGAGGCGGGAAGAAAATTAGTAAAAGATGTGTTTGAACCAATGCTCAATAATGTTCAAGAAAAACTAAACGAGAATCCATTAGCGATACCACCTCTCGATACCTCCAAGGTCGTATCCGAAGAATCAAAAGCGGCTTTTGACGAAATCTTAAAAGATACAATTAACATGCTCAAGCAGATTGCAAATGCCAAGAAAGATGCTTTGCAACTGGAATTGAAAAATCTAAATGAATTAAACGAAAAACAAAAGGATTATTATAGATTCCAGCTTGACAAAATTAAAAACGTAAACGAAGAAAAGAAGATAGCTATTGAAAGAGAGATAGATGCTCAAAACGAACTCTATGATTCACAGAAAAGAGCCATAGAAGAACAATTAAGTGCTTATGAAAAAATAATCGATAGCCAACAAGAAAGTCTTCGTTTAAAAAAAGAAGAAACAAATTACAACAACACAAAAGCAGAAAAAGAAAAGAAACTAGCCGACTTATTAACTCAAATAGAAATATTGAAATTAGACAATAGTTCAGAAGCAATAGCGAAAAGACTCCAACTTGAAGAACAAGCCGCACAATTAGTGGGGGAAATGGGAGAAGATGCGGCTGATAGAGAATATGAACTTCAACAACAAGCCTTAGAAGCGGAAAAACAAAGAGTTAAAGAAGAGGCGGAATTAAGATTACGAGAAATTGAAGAAAATCAAAGACAGTATGAATTAGGCGCAAAACTCAGGGAACAAGAAATTGAGGATGAAAATAGAGCCGCAGAACGAAGATACGAGATAATTATCACAGGATTAGACGGGGAATATAATTCCAAGAAATTGAGTCTCGAAAACCAAATATCCCAAATAGATACTTATCTAAGTCAAGAAGGTTTAATAAGAAAAGAAGCGTTAGATAGAATGAAAGCAGACAATACTTCTTTATATGAAGAATTATTAGCGTGGAACAAACTATATGGAACGGGAATAGATGAAGACATTATAAATCGATGGGATTTGGCAAAACAAGCTTTGGAGGAATACAAAAACAAGTTAAGTGAGGTTGCCAATGTCCTAAATGACATGGGAGATGTTCCTGGTACTGGTGAGGGTGGCGATTCTCGTCTGATTATTCCAGGAGACGACCCAGGAACAGTAACACACCCTCGTCATAGCGGAGTTAAAACTGGTTTTGTTGGAGGAGTTTCAAAATTAAAATCCAATGAAGAGTTTGCGAAACTATTAAAAGGAGAATTGGTTTTAACAGAAGAACAAATGAATAAATTCATGATAGGTACTCTCCCCTCTTTAATGGGAGCACCCTCGTTTTCATCTAATGCTTCTGGTGGAAATATTTCTGTTAATATGCCGATAAATGTTTCAGGAAACCTAGACTCAAGTGTTATACCAGATATAAAAAAGATAAGTGAAAGAGTTATGGCAGAAATAAATTCGGCTATGATACAGAGGGGATTCAATAGACGAGCCGATGCATTTTCAATTTAAAAACAATAGAGGAGAAATTGAATGAAGTTGAAATTAGGAACTATTATTAATTCCAAGGAAGCATTTCAAGAATTGCTAAAAGAAAAACTTCCAATAAGAAAAGCTTTCAAAATTAAAGAGGTTCTAAAACTGATTGAACCCAAATTTGAAATGTATGAGGATTTACGTTCAAAATTGATTATGGAAAAGTACGGAGAACAAGAAGGAGAAACCGGAAATTGGAAGGTAAGAGATTCTATGTCTAAGAAATTCTTTCTCGAACTTCAAGAACTACAGTCTGAAGATATAGAGCTAGATACCGTAAAAATAAAACTACCGGATGATGACAGCATAAAGATTACCTCGGCCAATATGTATCTTCTTGAATGGATAATTGATTTTGAAGAAGGGAAGCAAGAATAGGTATATAATGTAGCATAAAAATATTGTGAATACTAATAATAATTAAATAAAATAACACCCTTACATCTTTATATGTAGGGGTGTTATTCAAAAGGAGGTAAAGTGATATGGCATTCTTTGGCCGAAGTTTTGTTTATGGCGGGGTCGTATCGGATTATTACGGCCTATCAATCGGGGAGCTCGATGCCTCCGGCGCAAATGAATCTATGGGCAGTTCCGGTATGGAAATCAAAGAACAGAAAATTTTTAGACGACCCACTCCCTTTTTCTTAGGAGCTACGCCCTCCCCCAAGCTGTCCTTCAGCATGTCAGCCTTTTCCGAGGACGAAATTACGGCGGATTTTTTTGCATTGATTCAAAAAATTTTCTTTTCAAGTAGGACATATAAGAAGTTACAAATTTTACAAGACGACGTTGCAGAAATTTACTTTGATTGCATTTTGAATGACCCTAAAATTATCAGGGTTGGAAATTTACTCAGGGGGATATCTTTTACGGTTAATTGTTCGAGTCCTTTTGCATTCAACTTTCCTAAAACAACAACATATACATATACAACTCCAGTTGTTAATAATACCGTAGTCTTTAACAATTCCTCGGATGACAATGACTCGTATTTATATCCATCAAATATAATCACGATGAACTCATTTGGGGGGAATATGAGCATAACAAATTTGTCTGATAGTAATAGAGTTTTTCAATTTACTGGATTGAGTGCCAACGAGGTCATTACAATAGACAACAGCTTACAAACTTTGACATCGTCAACTGGATTAAAAAGATTATCTACGTTCAACAATCATTATTTGAGGCTGATTCCGGGGTTAAATAGTTTAAGAATTCAAGGTTCTGTCGCTTCGGTAACTATGACTTGTCAATTTGTAAGTCGAAAGATATCTGGGTAATGATATGAATCAATCTGGTATTTACTCTATTGAAAATAAAATAAATAAAAATAAATACATTGGAAAATCCATAGAACCGAACAATAGGTGGTATAAGCATATATCAAAACTAAGAAATAATAATCATGAAAATCAATATCTCCAAAATGCCTGGAATAAATATGGAGAGGAAAACTTTAAATTTTGCATAATAGAAGAATGTGAAAAATTATATTTATCTGAAAGAGAAATATATTATATAAAAAAACTAAATACGAAAAGACCCAATGGATATAATTTGACCGATGGAGGAGATGGATTATTAGGGAGAAAGGTTTCTAAAAAGACAAGGGAAAAAATGAGCAAAAAAAGAAAAATTAGACTTTCTAATCCGAAAAATCATCCTATGTATGGAAAAAAACATTCGGAAAAGGCAAAGAAAAAGATGTCCTTATCTCATAAAAATATATCAATAGCAACAAGAAAAAAAATGTCAAATAGCGCAAAGGGAAACTCTTCCCACTTGGGATATCCCCGCTCTGAAGAAACAAAGAACGGATTAAGACAAAAAGCAATTGGTTCAAAGCATAAAAATGCAACAAGTATTTTTTCTGGAGTTGCATGGGATTCTTTTAATAAAAGGTGGATAGTCTCCATATGGAATAAAAAAAAAGAGCATATAGGAAGATTTGAAGATGAGAAAATTGCATCTTTCGCTTATGATGATAGATGCTTTGAAATATATGGAGATTTATCTAAATTAAATTTTCCTGAAAGGATGGCTGAATGATTTCTCAATTCGACTTTTTCAATTACCCCGAATACCCCTCCCTCACGTTGACGAATCCAGATAAGAGTGAAATTTTCTCTTTGGGGCTTGCCTTTGAAACTAATTTAGTAGAAAGATTTAATGCACTCTCTGAATTTTCGTTCAAATTCCCAAAAAGTATTGACGGTGGACAAAATTCCCTAGAGGCATACGATTACTTAAATAACAAAAGATTAATAAAAATCGAAGGCTATGGATATTTTCAAATTGTTAATAGTGAAGAAAGTGCCGATGGAAGTACGCCTATAAAAACTGTTTCTTGCGAGTCTCTGGAGACAGAACTTATTCAAAAGAAAATAACTGGATTCGGGGGGACTAAGAAACTTTGGGATATCTTGGATTCAGCCGGAACAATTCTTCGGCATGTAATTGATTTGGCTCCCAATTGGACAGTTGGTACTATAGATACATCTCTCTTGATAAAGTATAGAACATTTGAAATATCCGACTCTACATTATACAACTTCTTAATGAACGATATCGCCAAAGCCTTCGATTGCGTATTTATCTTCGACACAGACCTTAGAACCATATCTGCAAAAGCAGTTTCTACATCTACTACAACTAGTGATATATTTCTATCTTTCGATAACGTTATAAAATCATCAACATTTTCAGAGAAATCAGATGAAATTGTAACTTGTCTTTCTGTTTATGGTGGTGGAGATTTAAATATTCGCGCAGTCAATCCATTGGGAACAGATAAAATTTATGATTTTTCATATTATAAAACAACAAGTTGGATGAGTCAGGCATTAATTAACGCGATTACGGCATGGGAAAACTTGGTATTATCTAATCAGGCAGGATACTCGAACCTTTTAACATTGCTCAGAGGTTATAATTCAGAGTTAATAACTTTGCAATCTGGACTTTCAACTTTTCAAACTGCCTTGACCGTCTTGGAAACAACAAAAAAAGTATTAATACAAACAAACGGTAACTTGACATCTATTAATTCGCAAATGGCTATTAAGCAATCTCAGATAGATGCTCAAATAATATTAATCGCAAATAAACAATTACAAATAGATTCGACAACTCAAAATTTGGTAAATATAAATAACGTCGTTTCCTTTGATGCAAATTTTACAGACCCTCAACTTTTAGAATTAGACAATTTCATATATCAAAACACATATAAAGATGAGAATATTATTCAAACCGATATAATGACTGATGTTGAAATTCAAGATGCCGAACAAGATTTATATGATAAAGCACTCATAGTTTTAGATAAAGTAAGTCAACCAAGATATGAGATACAAATAGATTCTGCTAACTATATATCCCTTCCGGAATTTATAACCTTTACAAATCAAACAGAATTGGGAACCGAAATAACATGCGAAATTAATCCAGGGGTATATATACAAACTGTTCTTTTAGAAATAGATATGACTTTTGATGACCCAGAGAAGTTTTCAATTCTTTTAAGTAACCGCGTTAGAAAAGATGGTGCTGGATTTACATATTCTGATTTGATGGGGCAAGTTGTAAAAACTGGTTCATCGGTGTCTTTTGATAATTTAAAATGGTCTAATTGGGAGAATAATCATAAAGATGATGTTACCACATTCATAACCTCAGCCTTGAATACAACAACAAACAATCTAATAAATAATTCCAACCAAGAGATTTTGATTAATCAAAATGGACTCAGGGGTAGAACATATAATCCGTCAACGGGTCAATATGCGCCAACTCAAGTGTGGTTGACGAGTAGTGTTTTAGCATTTAGTGATGATGGATTTACAACGAGTAAATTAGCCTTGGGTTCTGTGAACACCTCTGCTGGAATAAAATTTGGTTTAGTCGCGGAAATTTTAGTTGGAAATTTAATTGCTGGAAATACACTAACAATATCAAACACAAGACTAGATGGACAACCAACAAACTTTATTTTAAATCAAACAGGAGCAACATTATATAACGCCAAATTTACAATATCTAACAATAACTCAAAAATATTATTAGACCCTAACGATTCACAGGGAAGAATTTTTAGAATTCAAAAAAATGAAAATACTATTTGGAATGATAAATTTTGGGTAGATAATACTGGTAATGTTAATTTCGCTGGTGTTTTATCCGGTGCTTCGGGAACTTTTTCAGGGAGCCTTTCTGCGGCAACAGGAACGTTTAGGGGTTCTTTATCTGCCGCAACTGGAACATTCAGTGGTTCTTTATCTGCGGCCAGCGGAAGTTTTATCGGTGATATTTCTGGTGCAAGCGGAACTTTTAGTGGAAATGTTTATGCTGATAGATTATATGGTTTGGTTAGTTATAGTCAATTAACCGATATTCCATTTAATAAAATTACATCTGGAACTGCAGAGACAGGGGTTGTTCTTCAATGGCCGGGAAATGTAAAAGTTTCATCTACTCAAAGTGGATTTATTAGTATTGCCGCCCCACAAGAAATTGAGATTTCTTCAAATAACGGAAGTTCTTTTATTTTACTTGATTCTGGTGGAATAAATATGTATTCAGATTTTGGAATAGTTTTAAATAATGTTTCTTGGATACATTCCGATTCAGGCGGAAATTATCCTGGGGCGGGTCTTAGTAATATTTCTGTTGTTGCAAAAACTCTAGGGGGAGCAAACGTGATATTACGATTCGACAACGGAATATTAACTACATATGACCCATAAACAACAGAAAGGAGAATCTTAAACAAAATGACATATACATCATTTTCAAATATAAATTCTTTAGAAGAATTTTCATTCATTGCAGGAAGTCAATATACATTAGATTTTACCGTTTATGAATCGGATGGATTTACTCCTATGGGTTTAGGCGGAGCTACAATCTATTGGGTTTTAGCTCCATATGGACAGCCTGATTATAGGGTTGCAAAAATAACGGCATCGATAACGGGAACAAATACTTTCACGGTAACAATACCATCGGCAACAACGGCAACCTTTTCAGGAAAATACATACATCAACCAGTAATTATTTCTTTTGCTGGAAAAGTATATTATCCCTGTCAAGGAATAATTTTAATCTTAAGTAAAATTTCATACGCATAACTAGTTAATAATTATGGTTTCAAAATATTACGAGTATCAATTTTCCGGAATATATTCTATAAGAAACACAATTAATAATAAAGTGTATATTGGAAGTTCTAAAAATATTCACCTAAGAATGCTTCATCATAGATATGAATTAGAAAGCAATTGCCATCATTGTGATTACTTCCAAAAATCTTTCAATAAATATGGAATTAATAATTTCAAGATAGAAATACTTGAGAAAATCGATTTGAATATTTTTAATGAAGATTATTTATATGAAAGGGAAAAATACTATATTAATTTATATAATTCAGCCGATTCTAGATTTGGATATAATATGACAACTGGGGGAAAAGGAAGGGCGGGGATTCCAATGTCTAAAAAGATAAAAAAGGCATTGAAAGAAGGAAAGAAGCCCGTAAGTGAAATAACCAGAAAGAGAATCTCCGATGCTGGAAAAGGAAGAAAACATACAGCGGAAACAAAAGAAAAAATGTCGAAGTCTAGAAAGGGTGTCTTCCAATGGTGGAATATGAAAGGTCAGAAGAAAAACTTAAGCGAAGAAGAAAGAAAAAAGATAGGGGATAGAACAAGGGGAATTCCTAGAACTATGGAACAGAAACTAAAAAGTTCTAAATCAAGTAGGGGAATAAAGAAATATCCAAATGGGACAAAAACATCGAGTGAATATACCGGTGTTTCAAAAATGAAGAATAGAAAAAAATGGAACGCCTACATTCAAATCAATTTTAAAAGAGTTCATTTAGGATATTTTGAAAATGAAATAGACGGGGCACTTGCCTACAATAGGAAAGCACTAGAAATATATGGGAAAGATGCCAAAATAAATAATATAAAAAAGGAGATAAATATATGAGTATCACCACATTTTCCAGTAATCGATTATTAGACTATAACTTTGGTTCCACCGCTTATTCTGGTGGTTTGCCCGCAACATATTATGTTGGATTATCAACTACGACAATTAATTTTGACGGAACAGGGGCAACCGAACCTTCGGGAGGAGCATATGCTCGTGTTGCTTTCACGAACAATAAAACAAATTTCGGAGTGGCCTCAAATGGAGTTTTGGTAAATTCTGTAGCTGTTACTTTTGCTGAAAGTTCCGCTTCTTTTGGAACAATCACCTATGTAGGACTCTGGGACGCATTGACGGTAGGAAATATATGGTGGTTTGATGTATTAACACCGTCAAGGGCTGTTGCTTCATTAACTACGGTAGTTTTTGCGGCAGGAGCCATTACGGTAACATTTAATAATACATAAGAGGAAATATGACAGGTACTAAAAGCTCATTCTCGATAACCAATGTTTATTCGAAATCATTTTCGTTTATACTTGGAGCATTTGACTATGCTGTAACATTTTTATTTAGAATAACACAACAAACCCCAATATTATTTGTGTCAAGCGCGATTTCAAAATTGGCATCTTCTTTTAACATAAAAAAAATAACAATATTGTTTATAAGTAATGTTATAGTAAGCCCAATTCAGGCGATTGTAATTAAGAAGATAAAACTAGATTTTGTAATTCGAGAAATTGGCAAGGTGTTATATTCAATCACAATAAAAAAAATTCAACTTGGATTCACATCTAAAGCAATACAAAGACTTATATCGGCTTTTATAATTAAGAAAATAAAAATTGGATTTGTTGCATTGTATGGTACATTTTATACATTGGGTATATATGACCCTCAAACACTGGGAACTTTAGATAGTAAAACATTAGGGGAAATGGATTTCACAGTTATACCCTAAAAAGGAGGATAAATTATGACTGCTGGAGGAACAACTCCGACAATTACGCTTACGTTATATGATGGTTCTGCAACAGACCAAGCGGCTACGTTTTCATCATTTCGTGCCGTTCAGTCTGGTTC